GTTTCCCAGTCACGATCGCACGGAGGAGTTGCCTATGGCTATCTGACCTACGCCTTCTATCTCAGATATCCTGACCTTTACCCTGTACGTACCAGTAGTAGAGCCTTTGATTGAGTAGTCTTGGTATATCCTCGCGTACCCAGTCCCCTCCCTAACTATAGTAACGGCGCCGTATACTGAGGATACGTATCCAGACCCTGTCGTATGCGCTACCCATTCCTTCGTCCCAAAACGAAAATACGCGTCTAACATTATATTGCCCTGCTCTACTAACCCTGCGGCATCGTACACTCTGGCGTACCCAGGGGTAGCTACTACCAGAAAAGAAGTATACGGTGTTATGCGTAGGGGGAACGCCCTTGCGTTAGCGCTGCCCCCCTCAGCTATAAATTCTCCTCCGTGAGAAGTTTCGGCAGACCCTTGCAGGTGGACGTCCCAGTTATCCATAAGCTCTACGCCCATAGCATGGCCGTCCTGATCGTCCTGCAATTCTAACCGAGGGCTTATCTCCCCCGCTCTAAGACTACGTTGTATTACCTTTGTCTCAGGCATGATGCCCTCCTGTTATAATGTACTTCCTAAACCGTAGTTTCCGCCTATCCTGAATCGAGCATTAACGAGTCGAGAAGCGTAAGCCCGCTTTGGCGAACCCTGCATACCGTTAATTGCCCCGCCTGTTTCCATTGCCTCTTCTGCCTCTGCGTTAAGAGTTCTCTTAAGAGACTTGTCCCCTGTTACCTGAGATGCTATAAGCTCGGCAAGTTTGTGGGCCGTGGCGATAGTGAACGAGGGGGAGAACTTACTCGTGTCCTCGACGTTCTCGGTGTATTTTAAATAAACAGTTCCTGAGTCTGTTACTATAGACCTACCGCTTAGCTGATAGATTTCCTTAGACTTCAAATCCGCGCTTGAAGCTACCTCTCTGACCACCAAACATTTGGCGGGGAGGGTGTAGCTGTTAGCGAACTCGGTGCTGACAGCGGTGCTGTCCTGCGCCAGTAATTTGGTTACGGAGGCAAACGTCCAGTCTCTGTTCTCCAAGCAGAACGTACGAGCGAGATCGTAGTATAGCTTGCACTCGACTGCTTCTACTGACTCATCGTCAAGACTGGCGATCTTGTTCCCGCCGACTAATCCTATTGCTAAGTTACTTATCTCTACTGCGCTCATACTGCCTCCTATTTAAAGGGGTTCCACGTGGAACCCTTTATTTTACGTATTCTGATCGACTACCTACCATGTCGCGTTTTACGTGGGCGTCTACAAAGACCGCCTCTATATCTCCTGTAGTAGAGTCCGTCCTCGCAACCCTGAACTGAACCGTAGCAGATATACCGGCGCCTGTCAGATCGACCGTAGCGAGTTTAGTTATCTGGTTTATCGTCCCGCTTACGTAAGGGAACACGCTGTTGCTAACCGACGATGATATTACTGTAGTCCAAGCGGTCTCCTTAGCGGAACCGTTACTTTGTATTCGATATTGGGTGGTGAACTCTATGTCGTTACTGCTTACCTGCTCCCAATGAACGTGGAGATTCATCACCCCGTCCGCTACTGCGGCGTGAGGGTACTGCAGATTAAGTATTAAACGGTCGTTAGCGGTGTCAATGTCACCGTTGTTCTGCATTGTTATGGAGTTGTTGTCGTAGTTGTAGTCTATTCTTCCGGCGACCGAGGATAGCCTACGACCTATAAGGGAGTTAACTAAATCGTCCCATACCTGCTGTATTCCTATAGCTTCATTAGCATCTTCAAGTTCTATATTTGACACGTTCCCTCCTAAGGATTGTGAATGGCGAAGTCGCCATTGTAAGTTACAAACACTCCATTATATACTACGTATCGGCCAAGGACTCTTGGGTCAGGAGAACACCAATACTCTTGTAGCATACCTGATAAGGTGCCGGAATAGCCGAGTACGGTCAGTAGCTCGTACCACATATCAGGTGTAGCGGCGGTGGAGACGCCTTGGGCCACCAAAAATTCCCGCTCGGCGTCCTGAATGTCGTCACTCGTGGCTCCGTTCTCCTGATAGAAAGCGATGAGTTTTTCGTTGTAGTCGTCGCTATCTCCTGGGAGATACGCGGATACGCAATCATTGCGGTGCATAACGCCTCCTAAGAGTTAAAGGGGTTCCACGTGGAACCCCCTTATATTATACAAAAGCTTCCCGAAGGAAGTCCCCGAGCTGTTCACAGCACGTGTCGATAATCAACGACCCCTTGTTCCCTGTAAGGACGCTCGCGGAAAATCCTATCGCTACATCCCCCGCCACAACAGCGGTAGACGTCGTGGTAACTTCGATGTCTGCTTTGCTCCCGCCAATAGGAACCCGGAAGTAAACGGTAGTGGAATCCGGGCGGGTGTAGTTAACCTCCCTCGCGCGGTCACGTAACATCTGCAAGTTATTGGTTATTTCCACTCTGCGGTAGTCCTGATCAGTCCCCGTAGCGTCTACATAGACGGATACGTGACCCGCCGCCGGAGCCACGGGAGCGCCTGACGTATACGACGATACAGTTACGCTCGTCTTAAGCCCTTCTAATTCTTTCGTTGCTTTGATAGTCATTGACTTCTCCTTCTACCACCATAAATTATACGAAGTCGGGGCCATCCACGTTACTGGCTAACGCCTGGGTAAGCACCGCGGCTTTTGCCTTCTGCTCCGCCTCATATTTTTTCTGCTGTTCGAGACGAACTTTCTGCTTTTCCTTAACGGTATCAAGCTTTTCCTGCGTGAACCTTAAAACAACTTCTTCTGTGGTCTTAAACTTCTTAGCTATGCTTTCAGGATTTACCCCTTCCTTAAGCCACTTCGCGCATAATATCTGCTGTTTCTTGTTTAACCCCAATCTAAATGTCATAATCTTACCTCCGAATTAAGGGGTTCCACGTGGAACCCCTTTAAAAAATTATTGATTAAATGCTATCGAGGAAGTGTCCTTCAACGATATGCTCGTCCTCAACACGAACTGCGCCCGCTGTGTACTGAGCGAACACCTGAATCATGTATGCCTTATCAGGGTTTTCCCCTATACGGGTCATAACGTCCTGATTGATCGTAAGTCCAAGCGCCTTGCCCGTGTAGAACAGGCAAGAGATTTCACCGGCTGAAGGAGCAAGAAGTCTGGTGGACATAATCCACGTGAAGCCCATCCAGTTTGGCACGATGCCGTAGGTGTTAAGCTTCATCAGCGCTTCCTTATGAACGTAATCTGCAGAAGTCTGTTCGGTCAACTGCATAAGCTTACGAACCTGAGTAGGCCCAACGATAGCAACCTTAGGAACCGTCAAGTCAATGTCGTGGCCCATGAAAACTTCCTGAATCTCTGTGATCGCGTCAAACGTGATCGCAGTAGTTCCGTCCCCTACGGTCTGGGAGGCAGGGAAAGTAACCGCCGCCCCGTCTCCATCAAGAGCGTCACCCGTAGCGGCCGCGATAATGATATCATCCCACGATCTGTTCATAGCCATAGCCTGGTTATCCGCGTAAGCGGACTCAGGGTCGACAAGCATCTGAACTTTATCTTCGTGCTCAACCGTCATGAGGTGGACAAAAGTCTGCGGCGTAGCCACACGTCTTGACCACGTGTCATCGACGTAGAAACTGGACGACTCCTGCCTACGGCCCGTTTTTTCCAGGGCGTCTGTAGCCTGTAGCCTCTCCCAATTGTACGCGTCCCCGCCAACCCCCTCTTCCATTACGGTGCCACGAAGTTTTGTTTCACCCTGCTGAGCGAGATGGATAACCAAGTCTTTGTACTCTTCAACAAAAGCATTGTCGATAGTAATTGCCATTTTGTTCTCCTTGTAAAATAGTAATAATGATAATAGATTAAAAAATCGACAGCTACCCACAATGGACTATCGTAAATAGGGACTTTAAGCTACCCCCGTATGCTACCCGCCTATCGAGAAGTTAGAACCCGGAGCGGAGGTGTTACCTGACTGAGGGTTTTTTAGTAAATAAAGCTCCCTCATATACTTCTTCGCGGCCGCGTGCCCAGGGTCGCGCTTGTTATTGTACGGATGTTTCTTGTTGTTACGAATCTCAGAAGCCTTAATGGTAGCTTCCGCCGGAGTCATAACACCGCGATGGCCATCGTCGGATTGGAAATCGCTGTTACTATTCATCGACTGAGATGCAAGCTTATGAAACCACAACATGGAATTCTTGTCCGCTGACCCGTTAGCTACCGCTTTTAACACCGCCTCAGGGGCATCGGTATGCTTTAAGTAGTTCTCGACCATCTTAGAATTTCTCTCCGTAGCCGCGCCCCACTCAGAAGAGAGAGCTTCCTTATCGGCTGTTCGGGCCATGCCCGTCTTTTCCATCTGGTCTATCCCCGGTTTAACAAAAGATACTACCGCATTGTTAAACTGCTTCTGAGTCATCCCGGCTTTAAATGCCTGATCTTTAAAAGCGTTAAGGGTATCCATGTTAATATTCTTTACCGCTTCCCCTTTGGAGTTTTTAAGCTCGGGTATGGTATAGTCCTTAGCTTCCGCGGGACGCCCAAGTTTTTGATACAACTCCCCGAGGGTATCCTCATTATCAAAGTCAGGAATCTTCATAAGACCGGGAACTTTCTCCTGCACTTTGGTATAAAACGCGTTGCGGTCTTCATCCCCCGCGTCCTTACCGGGGAGTCGAATAGATGACCCCATACGAGATCGCATGTTAACCATCTGATCCCAAAATTTTTCGGGGCTGTCAGAGTTTTTTACTTCATCCCACCCCCTGACATCCTGCGGGAGGGCTTTCGTCCATTCCGGGGACTGATCGTCTCCTCCTCCCCCTCCCTCTTCTCCTTCTCCTTCCCCGTCACATAACGCGAGGGGGCCGTCATAGTCGAAGGAATCCTCCTCTAAAACGCTCCAATCGCTCATTCGGTAAACTACTTTTGTGTGTATTTTTCTCCGGTGACTCGCCATTAACCCTTCTCCTGTGTAATACGTTTAGTAGCCTGACGAAATATATGCACTATATCTCGCTGGCCCTCTGCAAAATCAGTAACTCGTTGGTTCGATGGGTCAAAACTTATGGTGTCATAAAAGCTTCTATTTAGCGTCCCCAACACCTCTCCCCCCAACTTAGTACTGAACAACTTACCTATATTAATAAGTTCATCGTCACTTATTTCTCTAATTAGCATCTGGCCCTCCTTTCATTTCCTGCTGACCCTTTCCAACAGCCTGAGCCGCGTCCCCTTGCTGTTGCTTTAACATCGCCTCCTGCACTGCGGCTTGATGTTTCTTTCTCTGCATCCGAGTCTTAGCTACCTGCCCTTCATTATTAAGTAGCGTAGCGGGTACTCCCTCATTATCCGCCTGCTCTCTTACGATAGCGTCTATGTTAGGTATGTCTGCCGCGTCAGGGTAACGCTCTGTTAGCGCAAGCGTAGTTCCCATCCAACGTTCTACCGAGGATGACGCCTCCATCTTCTGAGACTTAGCGAGAGTACCAAGATAATCTATCTTTAAATTGGTATTGGACGCCGTGCCTATTGACGCGGGAGGCTCGGGGAACTTCTTATATCTATAGTTTATCATGAACTGCCGAGTTACCGCGGGGTCCATGAAGTGTGTCTTCAACCTGCCAAACGTGGGGCCGATCAACCGTTGCATCAACTGCACTCTTGCGTGAACTTCCGCCGCCGTCATAGCCGGGGACTCTTTCAATTTCAACTCGTTCACGTAGTAAGCTTCGTTAATGGCGTCGATAAGTTCTCGACGCTGTAGAGAGGATACGTCAAACCGAGCTCTTGACTCGAAGGCTTTCATAGACTTCTCTATGTCCTGAACCACCACAGTACCGCCTGCGGATAAGTCGATATCCCCGTATACGCCCTTCTTAGTGGTCATTAGAGTAGGGTCTAATACCTTTTCTCCTGCCACCAATATCATTTCTTCAAGCTGATTCAGCGTAAGTACGTCCCATATAGCTATCATAGAGGGGGAAAATCCGTGCTTAGAGCCGGATACCCTTCGCCATTGTGGAGCGAATACGGGCATTTCGTGGTGCCCATTCTCCTCTCCTATCTCAGAACTGTCGTCCCAAAATATATATTTACTACCATATGGCCGGCTATCAACGGGCAACAGCGTAAATGTATTAGCGCCTTGTATGTCCATCCTCTTATATATCGAGAAAATTACTTTGAACCTTTCCGTTACCCGGTCAGGGTTCTCGTACGCCTGTAGTATAACCTCGGGTAAACCCTCTTTCCCGAACTTATCCACTATCTTTAAGGCCGTCCACTGTATGACCCTAAAGAAGTTTATGATGTTACCGTTAACGTCGGTCTCGTAGTAACATTCGTCGACGGGGAGAGTGCGGTACCTCGTCTTGTCCAACGCGCCTACGTCGTCCAACTCCGGCATACTCGTCATGATTCCACCACCAAATGCCGTAAGATCAATGTAAAGTTCGTTAGACTCCAGATCGAAATTTGACTGCTTGATGGACTGATACGTTATCATATCTGCCTCTTCCAACCATTCCTTGGAATCCGATCGCTCTCTCAGCTTTCTGTCCTGAAAGCCAAAGCCAAACCACTTAAGTTCGGAGTTGGTCATGGCCCCGTGTATGTGGGCCGCGAGGTTGGTGTTAGCCTGAATAGCAGTGGAGTCGAATATCTCTCGTCTCCTCCAGTCGACGCTCCCTTCGCTGTTCTTGGACTGAAACATCATGGCACGATAAGGGACGATGAACCTCTCTATGATATCCCACATGCCTTCTACATTCCTGCGATCGGAGATGAGGGCTTCTGTTCGCCGCTTAATACTTTTACCGTCCATCTTAGCTCCTCGGTTTAAGGGGTTCCATGTGGAACCCCTTGTTACGTTTTTTAGGTGGCGCCGCTACGGGCTCCAGGTTCATATGAAGCATGATCTTAATCATGTTCTGATTCATAACTTGCATCTGGTCTATGGCATCACTCGTTACCTCCGACTCGCGTCGAATCATTTGATACACGCTATCCTGATGCTCCTTACACTTATTGTTGTCCACAAGATTCAAGCCGCCTTTTTCTAAGAATAAAATATTCTTGACGGATTCTATACTCTCTTGCAGTTTATTCAGCCTACTTTTAAACCCCGCAAATAGAGCCGCAACCGTCGCCACGTATACTGCTATATAAATAACATCTCTTAGACCAAATTCCACTATCCAGTTCTCCTCATTCGTTTGTTTGGCTTATTGAAGGTTCCGCTGTTTCCGCTCATCATCTGCGCCGGGGTGAATGTATGTTGAACTGAACCTCTCCTTCGATGGCCTATGGATTTAATAACCCTTGGCCTGTTCGTTCCCCATTCTCGGGTCTCGATTATAGAGTCTACCACCATAGCAAAGTATCTGAAGGCATCTGCTCCGTGGTTCGCCCAGCTCTTTGCCGGAGTCTCTGCAAACGCCTCACTTACTTTGTCATATTTTTTATGGTAGTGCTCTAACGCTTTTCTACCGAGAACCGTCTTCTCCTCGTCGAACCAACATCGAGGAAGTACTTCTCTCGTAGCCTCGATACCCTCCATTATTGGAGCCTTCTCGACTATTTCAAACTCGATACCGTTCTCCGCCGCGGTCTGCCATCGGGACTTAGGTACGTCCGTAGACATGGACTCCACGTTAATATCATGTGGCGCGTAGTGGGATTCATACCAGTAAGGCTTTTCTTTAACCTCTTTAATGTGCTGAGGTAAGGACATCTCGACCGCTTCGTAGTAGTCGATTACCCTTATCTCATGGTTATGGACCTGAATGAACCATATGGCGCAAGCGTCACGTTTACCCAAGTCCCAAAAGGTGTACACCGGGAGACGTGGGTCGTAGGGTACACGGGTGAAGCGTCCAGAAGTTCGGAGCATTTCCATCTCCGTCGAGTAATATGTCCCGACGTTCCCGGTGAGAAAGTTCGTATAGTATTCCTGGTTGATTAACGCCTCAGGCATACCTGACTGACGATCTTCCTCGATAGCCTCCAATGATGGATAGCCCGTGTCGTCTCGCGTTAAATGCTGTAAGAACCAATCTGATTCAGGCCGTATGGCTCTTGTGTAAAGCTCGTAGAACTCATTTGACATCCCACGAGGGGTTCCGTTGAACAGCGCCCACCCGCCATTCTCCGCTAATATGGGCCGGAGATAGTCCCATACGCCCCTTTTATGGATACTGAACTCAGTAAACACAATGCCGACAGGGTTAGTACCGACAATCGCGTCGATGTTATCAGAGCCTACGAGCTTTATTTGACTACCATTAGGCAGTTTCTGCCTCATGTCAAGCTTGGTTCTCCCCTCTCTGTACAGGCCTTTAATCATATCGTGCGGCACATAATCGAGGAAACGTTTGCCCTGACCATCAACACCCTCCCATATAATCTGCCTTGCCTGATTGTAATATGGGGCGATGTAGTAGTACGTTCCTACCCTCTGCATCGCCTTAGCGATTACGAGGTTCCAACAGAATAAATCCTTCCCGTTTCTACGGGGCCATATGAGTATTCCCCTCTTGAACGCCTCCTGGATACATACGTTCCAAGGGAGCTCCTGATAGGGGCGATGGGTGAAGTCATATGGGAGTTCAATGTTTAGCATGTTATCTCCGTTCTACCACCATAATATGAGGGGTTGGCGGCGCCTTCCGTTAGAAATCTTAATGGGTTGTATCGTTTGAAGGGGTTCCACGTGGAACCCCTCCTAAACCATTTGTTCCTGCCGCCGTAGCAGTTATCTCGACCGCGTTTATAGCAACGTCCGGACCGTCGCCGACTTTGTTCATTATCTTAATTGTCATTCCCTTATCCTCTACTTCCTTGCCCTTCTGTCCGAGGATATTGGGTCTGTGCTTCTCTATAACTTCCGACACTATCTTCAGACTGCCCGCATCTTCAAGGTCGCTAACCCCATCTAGCAGAGCGTTACACTTCGTCAGCATTTTCTCCTGCAACGCAATAAAGCGCGGTACTAATGAAGCCTGATGTTTGAGTTCCATAGCTGAGAGACGAGCAGACATGTCCTCCGTGCCTGTATCTTCGATGTCGAATTTCTTCCACCCGCCCTCTTCGATAGCAGTCTTGAGCATAACCTCAGAAACGTGGTGGCTTGTAGATAGCTCCTTGACGCTTGTACCGAGGGTCTCATACTCATTCTTTATTAATGTCCAATTAGTAGCCATAATACAATGTGTTCCATGTGGAACCCCTTAGGTTGACGGGGTTGGTTTTAATTTTAATAGCAATAAGGGGCCCCACACTGCACTATGTGGAACCCCTTCACCGAGGGAGGTACAACCGATATAAAAGGTACAAATCAACTTTTTTTATACCTAATCGTACCATACTTTTCACGGTTTGTCAAGGATTTTCTTGGGTTAACCACCATAAATATGACGGTCAGGTTGCTCGTCCGTGCTTAGGGTTCCACGTGGAACACCTTGATTCTTCGCCTAAGTACGGTTCGGTTTCTCGTCCCTACCGTTTCTCTATTTTTCCTTGAGAGTATGTGCGATGCCTCTCGCGGTTCTCTATTTTTCCTTGAGAGTATGTGCGAGATCCTATAATGAACAGCGAACTTCCCGATTCCGGGGGTAGCCCCCAATATATTGACCGAGAGTCAGGAAACCGACCTAAGTACGGATGACACGCTAATAAGAAGGAACGCGCGCGCACCTTTTATCCAACGACCTTTACGTAAAATCTACGTAAAGGTCGTTGGATAACCACCATAATTATTACGGGGAGGAGCAAAGGGTTCCCTGTGGAACCCCTTGGGTTCAAAACAGCAATAGAGACCGTAAAACGTATACCCTCATTAAATCGCAGTAATTGACCTGTTCTTGTCCGACTTGTTGTTAATAAGCCATCATTCCCTAATGATGCAAAGTTTGCATAAGTTGCTGTTTTCATTATGTATATCTCTACTTTTATAGCCTTATAGCTTTTAAACTACTTAAGTAACAAAAGTACTTTTTGAAAAAAAACGCTCTAGCTCTATAGTTACTAAAATTTCTATCATTCCATAAAAACATATAATTAGAGCCATAACCCATTGTAATCATTAGCTTTAATTTTTCGGAAAATTTTGATGGAATGATGGAAATTCCTAACGTGACAATCCCGCACACCTTCAAAACCGGCCAAGGTGTTCGGGGGGTTAAATATGCGTTCTGTAGGAGTCACACAGAGCAAAGTGAAGAGTTACACAATTGTAATAAAGGGCAAGTGCTCTAAAACAAGAGCTATGGAAGTTTGACGGGTTGTCAAGGATTTTTTGGCTGAAAACAGCAATTCTTTCAAGGAAAAGACCATAATAACAAGGGGTTACACATGGAACATGTTAGTTTATAGGGGAAAGGACCGAAAAGGCGCGCCCTTATAATATATGGTGGCTGAACCGTGGATTAAGGATTAATAGGTATATCGGGCCTGTCATGGTGTTTTGCCACCTGGTACGTCTAACATCTGGTATATTTGGGCTATTTTACGTACATTATACGTAAAATTAGCATTATTTTACACATTTTAATCATTTATCGGTTTTTGGGCTTGACAAACCTGTAAAATACTGTAAACTGTATCTACAAGAACGGTTCGCAAATAGCGCAACTCTTCTTGTACGGCGCAACTGGTGCGTCCACAAAAACAACCTGTTCCACGTGGAACCCTATTAAATGGAGATTATAAAAATGACTAAATCAAATGACGCAACAACCACCACAACGATCGAGGCAAAGGAAATTGGAATGACAGACGACGCGGTAAAATCACTCCATCATTTTATGGTGGTAGAACGGGCGAACGTTAGTAGCACGTTCCTAAAACGTTGGATTGAAATAGGCGACGTATGTAACAGAATTAAAGCATTGAAAGCAAAGGGTAAATTCAGTGACAACGTCAACGCTTTTTTCGGCACCGTCTTAAGTAATGATGAGCGCCAATACTCCATGAAGCTACATGATAACGCAGACGCGATTAATAAATGGTACAATGATAAAGGTTGTATGAAATATAACCCACGTACGATTTGGACGGCATATCAGAACGACGTAAACCCAAAACCTAAAAAGGAAAAAGGGGGAAAAACAGATGAAGAGACGGACGGTCAAGAATTGCGCAAAGAGCGATTTGCAAGTGATGTTTTGGAGGCCTACACAAACTTTAGTAAGGTATTTGATAACGCCGTAGAAAACGGTAACATGGAAAGCAAAGACTATGAGGCGCTACTCGGTAACTTGAAAGCAACGTTGGCCGATGTTCAGAAAATGGCGGCTTTCGAAAAGTCCGCAACAACTAAGACTGCTAAGACCGCTAAGAAGGCAAAAACTAAAAAAGTAGCATAGATAAGCGTCACAAGTCCGCCTACGGGCGGACTTGACAAACTACGTAAACCACCATATATTAAATGATATGGTGGTTTTCGTAGTTTTTAAATGATGTTAATTTAATATAAGGAGGTTTACAATGGCAAGGTTTTGCAAGATAACCGTTGTTTACGGTAACTATCGTCGCGCGTCATTAATGGCGTATACAACACCCGAACCCGATAAACGGAATAGCGTTATCGAACGCGGTGTAATGGAAAAATTAATAATGAATATGAAAGCTATTGTAGGGCGTAAGAAGGTCTTAAAGGTCTTTGTACGCCATCAAATACATTCCGGTGGTGTAGCAGTCGAACGGGCTATACAGCAGTATAATAGCTTAGATGATATCTATGCGTTTAAACTATGGAGGGTTAACCGGGTTTTATATGTCGTTACCGACCATAACTGCCCGGTCAAGTCAATAGTAAAATACGTACCGTCGGAAATAGGATTATAAAATACGTAAATAATACGTAAAGGAGATTATCATGGAAGTTATAATAATAGAGTTCAGAACACATTTAGGCCACCGTTGCAACCTTCACACGGAGCGTTTTAAATTAGAGTTCCGTATGCAAGAGCTGAAAGATCGCGGATGCTACAACTTTGTAATACTATAGTGTTCCACGTGGAACATGTTGAAAATGAAACGAGATAACCGCCATATTATGGTGGTTATCTCTATTAAACGAACGTGTCGACGTACGCGCGTTCCTTATTATAAAGAGATAGGAAAAGGAGAAATTATCATGCCAAGAAAATTAGATAACGCCAGTTCACAAGCTACCCTCACGCCCGCGTATGGTCGGGATTACAAATCCAAGAAGGAGGTACTGACAGATTTCCGAGACGGAAAAGATTTCGTCTATAACCATTTCCGGAGGGTTACGTATTGCAGTATTCGTGATTATGGAGTCGGCCAGATGGTCAAGTTCCGATACAATAGTAGCAGGGATGCGTGTTTCTACACCGTAGCCGATATAGATAAGCGATAAGGAGGTGATGTTATGGTTGAGATATTAGACGCAATATTTATGGTGGCTGTCCTATGCGCTGTTATAGGTGGGTTGGCCGGAATCGGAATGATATTAATTGTCGTATGGGGTTACATATGGAACGGGTTTATTATGCGCCGATAACCGTGAGATTTATGGTGGTTTCCGTGAGGATTGACTTGACAAGCCCTCAAAAATATGGTATAATGGTCTTAGTTTGAGCGGTTGAGGGTTGAGCGGTTTTTAATATTAAAACCATTACAATCCCGCACACCACCGAACAATAAAAATGTGTCTCACGTACCGCAGGAAGTGTCTCACATGAGACACATGAGACACTTTATAATTTCAACATGTTCCACGTGGAACACTATAGGAGTAAGACAATGTAAAACTTAAATTGACTCTGTTTAACTTGTAGAAGAAGGCGTTGCCAACGAGCATTAAACAGAGTCCGTGTGAGTTTTACGTAAAATTTACGTAAACGTTACAACCGAGGAAACACTAACCAACAATAAGCAGGAGGTACAGAAATGAACGGAAAATTATGTTTGAAAGTAGTTCAGGAAGACGGAAACGGTATGATTTACCCGGATAAGGAAAATGGTCGCCCCGCTGAAGAGTTCATCGCGGAGTTTATGGGGTTTATCAAAACGCACCCTCATACAATGAAAGGCGTGGATACGCTCGAACTAATTCAGGTAACGGAATCTGAGGTTATTACCGCCGTTGACATCAGCGGGTTAGAACTCGAAAAGGAAGATAATCCATTAGAGGATTTTGTTAAGGCATTGATCGGTTCCCTTAACGTGACTAACGAGCTCGAGAAACTGGAAAGCGCGTTAGGCTCGCTTCTCACAAAAGGCGATGACGACACGGCCCATTAAGTTTACGTATTATTTACGTAAAAGAGAGGCGGAGATGGAAATATGCTATAACACGAAGTGCGTATACTATGACAGAGGCCGTGATGGTAGGTGTAATATGTACGCTTCTAACCTAAAGAGGTGTGATAGTTATATCGGCACTTCAGATAACATAGGGGACGCGATGTCCTACAATTCATTACTCGGTAAAACGGGGGAGGAGATTTTTAACATGACAGCATTTGAAAGAGAGCATAATGGCGCGGGAGCGAACGTAAAATTAAGCCTGACTGAATCGGCCAAGGCATCCCTTAATCGGATAAAGAATACCGCAATGAGGGATAAGGCAGGGAAGCTCGTTTTAACCACCATAAAATCAGCGGTGAAGAACGCGCCCGGTTTTCCGGAGCAGGCCAAGCCCTATGTGGATTCCAAATGGGCTGATCTGGCTCTTGGGGTGATCGTATCCGTTGGCGTTCCGGCGTTAACCAAGTCCCCTAAGGCATTGCGCCTTGCAGAAGATGTAAGCATAGCATCGGGCGTTAAAGTTTCAGAAGGCACCGCTTTCATTGAAACGTTCGTGGGTAGTGTTATCGACGCTATCGCTAAGGTTGCAAAAGAGGGCGGTCTTGGTGATCTGTTCGAGGGCATCAAGGAAGAGGTAGAGGCGGAGCTTAAAGAAAAACTATAGGGTTCCATGTGGAACCCCCTAATATGGAGGCCAAAGATGAAAGATGAAATACTATTAGGCACTATAGAGATACAGATGGCTATGCAACAGGCCGTAATAGACCTCATAGATGAGGAGTATAAGGGGCCGGAATATCATGTAATCCGGGACGTAGCTGTTGCTCAGATTCAGGCATTGCGCGCCCTTAAAAATAGTCTGACCGAAGCGGAGCCGGAGCCGAAGCCCTCGTGGGTCGACCGTTTCGTTAAACGGAAGAAACGATTTTAGTTAATCATTAATGGGGTTCCATGTGGAACCCCTTGTATACCAAGTCGGCCACCAATTTATGGTGGTCGAACCCTAAAATACGTAAATTTTACGTAAAACTTAAGGAGATTTTATCATGACAGAAGCAACGGAAATGAAATTGGAAAACCCAACAGCGGTAATCGTAAACGCAAAGCTTGGAAGCGTTAAGCCAAACCCTTTCAGAGACATGGTTATGTTCCCGATTGATACTGTAACTAAAGTTCCGGCTCTTGTTGAGTCTATGCAACAGACTGGCGTTTGGCCCTCGATTGTTGCTCGTCCTAAAGACAATATGATTAACGGCAAAATCGTTAATCAGGAAGAGCTTATCGCGTTTATTGAGTCTGGCGCGGACATGTCAGAGGTAGTGTGGGAAAAAGCGTTTGGTCATCATCGTCAGGCCGCAGTTGAGGCTATGGGTTATGAGTCCATGCCGATTATTCCGACCGTTAATACCGATGAAGCAATGCTCCAGATGATGGCGAATGAGAATAAGGAAGGGTTTGGTAGTAATATCAACTCCAGTCTTGAAACTGTTCGACAGGTGCATAAACAGCTTATGGCTTCCATTGCCGATTACGATGACTACGATGCGTATGTTGAGGGCAATGGCGGTGTTGTCGCGAATTGTTTTTTCACCTCGTCAAAAGCATTTTTGGCGGCTCAGAAGGCCGTAGGTTTCCGTACCGTTAAGCGTTTCCTTGGTGAAACATGGAACGAAAGAGACGTACGTGCTCCTTTTGCGGTACTTAAAGCTGTAGACGATGGGCTATTTCATCAGGAAGATATCGTTCACATTCCTTCAATGGGTCTTCTCGAAGAACTGTCTTCAATCGCCCGTGTAATTTTTATGGGGTTCACTCCTCAGGCGAAAGATTCAGAGCCAGTACCTGCCCCAAACTGGCCTCACTTGTTCAAAGTTGAAGCTGTTGAGGAAGTTATTAAGCGATGTTCTGCGAATCCTGCTGAAGGTAAAGCCAACGTTACTGTTACTGTAGCCCAGCTTTCTAAAGCCAGACAGTCCCTTCAGAAAGACGGTGTTAACCCTGCGTCATTCCTACGTTCCGGTAAAGGTAAGACTGCCTTTGACGTATACGAAGCCGCGAAAAAACGGTTCCTTATTGAAGATGCCGACCTCGAGAAAAACATGTCTATTATTGACGGGCTTGTTGAGGTCGATGGTATGGGTGATTGGGACGGTCTCGAAGAACTCCAGATCAAGCTACGTAAAGCCGCGGAAAGATTCGCTGAAGGTGGCGGAGCTGAAGAACCTGGTGATGGTGAACTGTCCCCAACAACTGAAGCGGATATCAATGCTGACCTTGGCGGAAGTGAAGGCGGTGATATGGTAGTAGGCGCTGACTTTGCTGACGTTACCGAAGACGGTACTAAAATGCCTATCAATCAGCTTGCTCAGGCTGTAGTCGGGGACTGTGAGATTGTAGGATTCCGTGCTGACGCGCTTATCACTCGTCTTGACGAGCTTGAAGCAGATGAAACTTTTGCTCTTGCAATCAACGGTCTGCTTAATAAGATCGCGATCATCGCCATGAAAGCTACTGGTAAGTCTGCTCTTACTGACGCGTTCAACGCGGCTACTAAAGCAGAGTAAGTTAAACAAGGGGTTCCATGTGGAACCCCTTATCATGTTTTTTCACCGGGAGGGTTTATGTCTTTAGACGATAAACAAATAAAAATAATTCAGGAATCAACGGGGCACTCGGTCTTTGGTAGTTCAAGTTTACCGAGAATCGTTCAGTGTCCCGGTTCCGTTGGCCGGGAGCTACAGGCGGGGTTGCAACCTACCTCTATCTATGCGGCCAAGGGAACAGAGCTACACGAGCTAACGGAGAAGGCGCTACGAGCGACCGACCCGGCTCAATACATCCACAGTCTTGATATACCTATAGACGATGCGGCCTACGTGTTAGACGCGGTGGATTATGTTATGGGGGTTGTCGCGGAGCATGAGAAGGAGCATTCAATAATCCCGTTGCCTGAAGAAAACGGTAAGTATGACATGGCTCAGGTTCGGGCGTGGGTGGCGGAAGGTAAAGCCGTCATGTTATTGGAGGTTCCAGGAAGCCTTGAAAGCTACGGGCTACCGGAGAGCTACGGTACGGGTGATGTTGTTATAATGTCATCACTACGGACTGACGTTATTGACCATAAGTTCGGGCATGGGGTTGCCGTTTATGCTACAGGGAACTACCAATTGGTGGCCTACCTTGGCATGGCTGTTCCGTTCGTATCGTCTCCCGACCACGATCACAAGCTGTTTGTTCACATCAATCAGCCGACCAAACAAATATTCGATAAGTGGCAGGTTGAGTGGGACGTATTGTACCGTATGCTTCTTGGTGACGTGACAGACGCTATTGCTCTGGCACGGGGGGATAATCCACCATATAATCCTTCGGTATCTGCGTGTCGTTTCTGCGCCGGTAACAAGACTTGTAAGGAGAGGCACAGCACCCTTATGGGTCAGGCTAAGCTGATTAAGCGTATGGCTAACCATCCTAAGGAGGTATCTAACGAGCAGTGGGCTAAGTTTCTTGAGGCAAGCGAAGCGTTGAAAGCCGCGATAGGCCAGATCGAGAAGTATGCGGTCACCCAGATTCAGAGCGGGGAAACGTTCGGCGACTTTAAACTGGTATCAGGGAGATCGACTCGCAAGTTTAACGATGTGGATAAGGCTAAAGAGCTAATGAAAAAGCGTTTAGGGGACAAAGCGTACAAGCCGAGGGATTTTATCACCTTAGCTCAGGCGGAGAAGGTCGACTCGAGTTTGAAGGACGACCCGGATTGGTTAGACCTCATACATAAGCCGAGCGGTAAGCCTAAACTTGTGCGTGGTTCGCATAAAGGTAAGGCGCTAACGTACGGAGTCAAGGGGCTCATGAACGAAATGGCGTCAGGTAACTTATAATCAAAGGGTTCCACGTGGAACCCCTTAAAGAGGAGAAACATTATGGAAGTTAACCCAAACAATCTTATCACGGAAGAAGTAACCTTCAGCTACGTAAACCTTTTCACCCCGCGACCTAACGACAGTGGGCTCCTTAAGTATTCAGCTTGTCTCCTTCTTAATAAAGACAACAAGAAGGAGAAGGCCAGATGGGACGCGGCTGTTGAAGCGGCTATTCAGAAGGGCATCAAAGCCGGGAAGTTCACTGCGGCTCAGCGTCCTATTCTCAAGCTACCTATTCGTGACGGGGACAAAGAGCTTGAGATGGAAGTTAAGAAGGGCGACGAGTATAAGAACCGATGGTTCATAAATACCGGAGCACACCACACCAACAGAGAGGGCGCTGTACTTCCTCCTCCTGAAGTAACGAAACCACAGGGCGGAATCGCAGTTCCTATCCTTGATCAGACTGAGTTCTTCAGCGGTTGTACTGGCCGGGCTATCATTTCCTTTTACGCGTTCAACGAAGGCGGGTCAAAAGGTATTGCGGTAGGCATTAACGGCGCGTATAAAATGAGTGAAGGTGAAAGGCTTGACGGCAGGGTTAAAGCGACATCAGCGTTCGCTTCATTTGCGGAAGCCGACTCTGAGGCTGACCCATCACTTGACCGCGGGACCGATAGCGATTTTGAATAGTAACATTATACGTAAATAATACGTAAACCACCATAAAATATTTTATGGTGGTTAACCTTAACAAACCGGAGGTACGACATGCAGGTAAAAGAAATAGAAGTTAAGTACGGAGTCACTAAGAATCTTGGGAACTACGAGTCCCTACGCATGGACTATGGCGCGAGAGTTCAGTTGGAAGACGGCGAGAAACCCGCGGATGTCATTGATAAGACCCGTGAGTACCTCAAAGAAAAAATGAAAGCCGATATAGGTATGTAGTACATATAGATAGCGGGCTCGGCTCTTCTGATTATGCAATAGTGCAGAGCTCAGGGTAATACGGTTTATTTTAACTTTATATTTTTAGCCTTTTTGAAAAGGTTAGATTACTATAGAAGTTAGATTCAGCTGATCATTTTCCGCCGGGTGTTTAGCCCGCTATCTCTAAGTAGTACATAAGATTTACAGCTCCCCTACGATAATGCAATAGTGCAGAACTCGTGGTAATACGGTAGCACATCGAATTTAATCGTTGATTGTTGGGAAGGACCGGGGGAGCTGTCATTATAAATAGGAGGTAGCACAATGGCAAGGCCAATAGTACATTTCGATAAGGAGGTCGCATCAGGGGCCCCTATAGAGTGGGGCAGGCACCAATTTCTGACAGATAAACAAGCTCACTTCCAATGCATGGCGTGGTCTATTAACGCGATGCCCACCAAATTGTGGTTGCCGGGGATGCCTATCCCTGCGCCTTTCTTAAGTCCTAAAGATTATACATTCTCTGCGTTTAATATCCAGTTCGACCAGTTAGCTATCAACATTCTCGGCCCTCGCTATGGGTTCAAGGAGATCCCATTAGAGAATTGCCAAGATGTCATGGCGCTTGCCGGTAGGTATGGGCTACCCCAGTCTCTTGAAAAATTAGGTAAGGCGTTAGGTGTTAACCTCGGTAAGTTGAAAGACGGCAAGAGATTAGTAAAGCTGTTCTGTTCTCCCCCGTTTCATAATCCTAAGAAGGATAAGATATGGAACAATCAGGAGTTTCATAAGCTGTGCGCGTACTGTAAGCGTGACGTTGATTCTATGAAAGAGATCATATCTAAGCTACCCGCGTCGCAGTTGTCCGCCTCAGAGCAGAACGTTTGGCAAGTGACAGCCACCATAAATAAGCGAGGCGTTCCGGTAGATCATGCGGCAGTCGTGCGCATTAATCAGGTTATCGACCATTATCGGGCAACAGAAACGAAGAAGGTTCCGCTAATAACCGACGGCGAGATTAACACCATCGGCCAAAGGGCTAAGATTATAGATTGGTGTAGCGACAGAGGCGTAGAGTTAGAGAACCTGCAAGCGGCTACGGTGGACGAGGTTTTAAAGGGGTTCCACGTGGAACCCTTTGATAATAAAGTGTATGAGCTATTAAAACTACGTCAGGTGTTGGGTGGTGCCGCAGTCAAGAAGTATGTCCGGCTACAGAATATGACCCTTAACGGTAGGATTCATGACAACCTCCGCTATTATGGGGCGAGCACCGGCCGTCCTACTGGAGGCGGGTTTCAAATGCTCAACCTACCCAGGGCTACTATCAAACCGATAGGTGAAGAGACGCCGGACGACGCAGTTCAACGTGTAATAGGTACGTTCTATGATACTACGGTTCTCAAAGACCCGGCCATTCTCGAGCACGCTAAAGCTCTTGTTCGCCCTATGTTGAAAGCGCCAGAAGGTAAACGTATTATGGCGGCTGACTGGTCGTCGATAGAATACATATTACTGATGTGGTTCGCCGGAGAGACTGAAAAGGTGGAGAGATTCCGTAATGGCTTTGACCCGTATATAGATTTCGCTACAAAAATATTTCAGGTGGAGTACGAGTACGTTAATAAAGATCAACGACAACAGGCTAAGCCTCCGGTACTCGGCGCAGGGTATATGTTGGGCGCTCGGGCGTTGGTTGAGTATGCTTCAGGATACGGGGTTATCCTAACTCTCGAAGAGGCTCAGGTTCTCGTTAACTTATACCGATCAGAAAATCCTAAGGTTAAGAAGTCTTGGTACGCGCTTAAGAACATGGCTCAATATGCGGTTAGGAATCATGGGGTTCCATATAGAACCCATAGGTGTGAGTTCAAAGTTATATACGACAGATCGGGGAGGCACTGGCTGAGGTTTACTATTCCATCTGGTCGCAGTTTGTATTACTGTGAACCGAAGATGGCTTCTGGCCCCTATGGCCCCGCCATTAAGCATAAGGGCGTCGACCCCAATAAGAAGATATGGACGTGGATTTATCTAAAGCCGCAGAGGATAATTGAGAACTGTATTCAGGCTCTCGGAAGAGACGTAATGAACGGTGGCCTCGATAGGCTAATCAAGCATGGGTATAACCCGATCGTTCAGGTATACGATGAGGCCGTTATGGAAGAGCCGAAAGAAGGGATACAGCTACGATATGAGCAGGCTACAAAGTTGATGTGTATACCACCGACGTGGGCCCCGGACTTACCGCTATTTGCTGAAGGGTATATAGCTAAACGATATAGAAAAGGATAAGGAGTAGAGTGATGAAAGCATTTACGTGTACTAAATTCAAAGGTCATTGGCCGGTAGGAGTAAGCGCCATAATTATAGCGCCAACCGCTTTTATGGCGGTTGAATTATTGGAAGAGGAATTGACGTTGGCGGGGATACCTCAAGAGGTAAAGATCAGTAAGTTAGAAGAGATATCTCTCGAGGAGTCAAAGGCTATAATACTACGAGATGGGGACTACTAATGGGCAGACGGTATAATAAACACACGGTGGTTAAGGAGTCGGTTATAGAAAACTACCTTGTTAAAGAGGTAGAGAAGCTCGGGGGTATAGCTATTAAGTTTAACCCCCATAATAATAGGGGGTTGCCGGATAGGATATGTTTCTTTCCCGGTGGGTTTCTTCTGTTGGTCGAGGTCAAACGCCCCGGCGAACGGCCACGGAAAAACCAAGAACGACAGCTACGGTTCTTCCGCAAGCTTGGGTTTCAAGCGACCTTCGCGGATACGAAGGGTCGTGTTGATCAGGTGTTAAAGTGGGTGCTTGAGTACATGAGCAAGCATCGCATGGGGTTCCATGTGGAACATGTTTGTTATAGAAAGGATTGTATAATTCGGAGGGATACGAAATGAATCTAAGTGATGTAATACTAAAGGAGATAGATACGCTACGATCAACCTCCGGTAAGAAGGCTAAGGAGAGATTGCTGAAGAAGTGCGTTGAGCGGTCTACGTTTAAGAAGATACTATACTATACGTATAGTCCGTATCGTAGATTCCACATACGCAAGATACCAACGGACGTCGTAGGCAGAGGGTTTGGTGAGCTCAGTCACGAGACGTGGGTACTTTTAAACAAGTTATCTTTCCGTAAGATGACCGGAGTCGCGGCTCGGGAGTCGCTGTTTGAGCACATCGAATACCTAAACCCTTCCGCCGGTGAGATTCTAAAGATGATAATCCGCAAGGATTTAAAAGCAGGGGTAGCCACCAAAACAATTAACAAGATTGCTCCTGGCCTGATACCTACGTTTGAATGTCAGTTAGTGGAAGAGTGGGTAGACAACAAAGTTAAGTGGCCGATTCTTATAGCCCCTAAGATTGATGGTACTCGTGGGGAGAAGAGGGGGGCCACCATATACACGCGTAGCGGGCACCCCATCGTCGGGCTTGACCACATCATTCAATACCTCGACACGGTACATCCCACGATAATGACATCCGGGGAGTTGTGGGTTCCGGGTATGCCCTTTCGTAGGTCGGACGGGCTGATGCGGTCTAACAAGCCCGAGAAGCCCAACGCAAGGTACGCTCTGTTTGATATACCTTCTATGGTTGACGCTCCGTTGAAGGATAGAATAACCGCGCTGTCTAAATCTTTTTATCCTTTAGAGTCTAACCCGCTTCCGCCGGTATGCTTTATACCTCATGCGTGGGCGCACAACATGGATGAAGTAGACGCCATGTATAATTTATGGCGGTCTAAAGGGTATGAAGGTCTTGTAGGTAAAGACCCTAACAGCTTACCCTACATGGGGCGTAACCACGATTGGATGAGAAGGGTTCCAACCATTAGCGCCGAGTACCTTATCACAGGGGTTTACGAAAGTGAAGAGCGTCCCGGATTCATGGGTGGCGTAATCATACAAGGCGGTATAAAAGTAGGCTCCGGCTTCTCTGATGCAGAGAGGTTAGAGTATCTCCATAACCCCCATAATATCATTGGGCGCTATGGGACTATTGAGGCAAAGGAAAAAACGGTAGCGGGCTCTTTGAGACAGCCTATATTTAAAGCTGTCCGATGGGACATCCCGCGGACGTAGGAGGAACTATGATTCCACAGCAGTTAAAAGATATAAAACAGTGGTCGTACTCTTTCTCCGCGGACGAGATTAAACGCCCGAAGCACAGCCATTATACGCCTAACGGTAGCTTGACTTATACACAGGCAGTTACTGCGGCTCGTATGAGTGACTTGTCTTTCGGGTTTTATACTACGGAGAGAGACCCTTACGTTATAGGGGACATAGATCATATAGCGAATCCGGAAGACCCCACTACCTTGCCCCCGGCAATGACTGACTTGTTACTAAACAAGGGGCTGTACTGCGAAGTATCCCCGTCGGGGGAGGGCATAAGGTTCGTAGGTAAACTACCAAATATCCGGGATAAAGCGGAGCTACGTGGTAAAATCTTTTACACTCGGGAGCCTATGGTCGACAAAAGAGAGGCGCAGATTAACGTGGCGCCCCCTTGGCTACGGTTCACAGGTAACCAAACTTCGTACAGTAGCGATGATATACCTACCCTTACCCTCAATGAATGGGGTGAGGTATTTGCGTTGAAGAAGGTGTCGGAGCCCGAAGTAGTTTCACTTAAAGGGGTTCCACATGGAACCCCTTCTGACGATGCAGGTAATGTGCCGACGTTTCAGGAGATGTCAAAGGTACTACGCTCGTTGCCTCTTGACCAGAACCCACGTATACAGCGGGCCTATGAGAGAGTATTTGAAGAGTCCTATTCTCACTATAATTTCTGGCTTCGTGTGATTATGGGGGTTCACGACTTCACCGTTCGGGCAGGTCATTCTATGGAATGCTTGCAGGAGATAGTGGAATGGTCGAGTAGGGACGTCGACTCCTACACAGGGGAAGAGGATGTCATAAATAAATGGAAGTCCCTATCCACTAAGACCGAGAAGGTTAGCTACCATACAGTGTTCGCCGTAGCTTACCACAATCAAATTAACTGGCCTCAACCTAAGCCGTTATCTAAAAAACAGAAGTCCGCGGGCATGTCCGATAAGCAACCTATGAACACGGAGTATTCTAATTTCAAAGAGATGGTTCGGTTTTATAATCTTAAGTTGTATCGTGACTCGCATACGTCAGCGAAAATGTACATCGCGGGTGATCAGGATATACTCGATACGTATTTTAAATCGTTCGATACTCAGTTCTATTATGAGGAGTACCTCGGTATCTATGTAGAGAAGTCGCTGACCTCAGCCTTTCATATTATGGCGCAGGAAGTGGGCTTTGTTGGCCTAACCCATTCTCAGATTAATCAGCACATACGAGATTGGATGTTCCAGATACGGTATCAGGTTGACCTCGTTAAGAAATACTTTGACACTCCGTTCGAGGATTTACCTGAGTCGTATCAGGACAACAAAGAGTTCTATTCTATTAGTACCGTTGAGCGGATGTATAAGTGCTTGACGGTTGACTACATGACGAGCGACCACGCTAAGGAAGATAGGCTATACTATAAATATTATAAGTCCTGGCTCATGGGGTTCGTTCGTGCGCTGTACTGGCCGGATGACCCGCATATGAACAACTGTGTGTTGCTACTTACGGGTAGGGAGCAGGTTCGAAAGACGTCTCACTTTAGATATATGCTACCAAAATTTATGCGTAGCGAGCGTATAGCGTTTACTACTCACGGGTTCTCTACTGAGGGGGCTATGAGGGATATCGCTAAACTATCGGCAGGTAACAGCCTTCTGGTGTGGGATGAAATAGAACAGTTCCTAACCTCGGAGACGGAGAGTAACTTTAAAAAGATCATCGACAATACGACTCAGAAGTTTATTGATAAGTATGAGACGGTGGAAACGGTATGTTCTCCTATCTCTATATATGGGGCAACCTCCAATAAGCGTGAGTTTAAGCTGAGTGACACGGGGAGTAGACGTCTGTTTCACATACCCGTTAAGTGGGTAGAGACAGATAAACTCGATAGGATATGTTGGCATAGAATCGTCAGCGATCTAAGGGAGGAGATCGCTAATCACACGGGGGCCGACCCACCGTGGCTCTTAACGAGAGACGAGCTTATCTATCAGGACACCCTTCACGGACGTATAACCTCTAAGTCTGGCTTAGAACTACTTGTCAGGGAAGTGTTTGACTTTCAGATTAAGTGCTTCTTACCGAGAAGTGGGGAGGAGATTTCCGGTGTTATTAATGTTCTGAAAGACCCGCGGTTCCTATCAACCAAGAGCGTGATTGATCAGCTTAGTATATACTCTAACGGAAAGATCAACATTAACCGAGCCCACTTGACTAAGATACTACATAATGTATGTGGTCAATGGACAGGGACAAAGCACGACACGAAGGTATTCATAAAGCCTAAGATGCAAGTAACAAAAGGCTTGGCGTATTATGGTGGTGGGTCTCACAAATTGTGGGTCTTACCTAAAGCAGTTAACCCTTACGAAAGTTAGAATAAAGGGGTTCCATGTGGAACCCCTTAAGGAGAAGAGAAATGATTCAAGCAATGCACAACATAGATAATACAAGAGCGCATCGGAAACGGTGTAGCTGTGGACGCTTCTACGTTCGGCGCATCATCGAACGCGACGAGCCAGGAGAGCGGGTAGAAGTAGATAAGAGTCAAGCTATCGCGGGGATGGAGGGGTTTAACCGTTTCTTTAAATCCCATCCTGCGAGAGACGGGCTGTGCGAACGGTGCTATAAGTACGGTTCGCCGGAATACTCAGAGCTGAATACTATTGGTGGTGCTATTCGCAATACGATGCGGGGTACTAAGTTTAAAAAGCAAAGGGCCTTAGCGAAAGCAGAGGACGGGAGATGGCAATGGAAGTAAGCAACAGAGGTAGGCAGTGGTTAGAGTTCTCGGAGATCGTTCTTAAACACATCGAGGAATATACTGTTCCTCAATACGGCGACGAACCGGACGATCAGATCGAGGACTGGACGGCTAAGGAGTGCGTGAGGGCGATAAACAAAAGATGCTCACGCTACGGTAGTAACTCGCGGGATAATCAAGAGCTACTCGATCTTAAGAAGATTGCTCACGAAGCGTGTCTCGCATACTTTAAGGAGGCGAAACTTGAGTAACATAATAACGTTCCCTGAGCAGAACAATATTATCAAATCCGCCTACGACTTCCAACACCGTGGTGCGGATAGGATAGTTAAGAACGGCGCTACCTATCTCATGTGGGACATGGGTAAAGGCAAAACTCTTACGTGCATCCTCGCCATGAAGAAACTGGGCATACCGGTTCTTGTGCTCGCTCCCCTCAATGCGGCCACCATAACATGGCCCGATGAATTAGATAAGTGGGCGCCTGAGCTATCCTACTCGGTGCTTCACGGCCCGAACAAGGAGCACTTAGCTTACCGCGCCCACACCCATGATGTTACGATTATAAACTTCGAGGGTCTTGCGTGGTTCTACAAGATGGTTCAGAAGAAGACGTTTAAGCTACGTAAGTTCTTTGTTATATGGGACGAGTCGTCAATGTTGAAAGACCACACGACGAAACGGTGGGAGATCATGGCAGACGCTATGCCTATATACTCCCCTTACCGTGTAGCTCTTAGCGGCACGCCAATGCCTAATACCTTACAGGACTTGTGGGCGCAGTACTATTTACTGGACGAGGGTAAGGCGTTATCGCCCTCATTCCATCAGTTCCGTAACAGGTTCTTTGACTACACAGGGCCACCTCGGTACTTAACAACCCTCAAACCGGGGTCAGAGGAACGGGTATATGACCTCATAGCGCCTATAACGGACCGCCTTGGCCCGGAAGACAACGATGAATTGCCGGATGTAGTACATAACGATATCTTTCTTGAACTACCAAAAGGTATGCGTAAGCTGTACGATCAGTACGAGGAGGAGTTCATGCTTGAGTTTCCGGAAGGAGCGACAGTCGCTAACTCGTCGGCGGTTCTCAATAGTAAGCTACGTCAGTTTAATCAGGGGGCGGTCTACTTGGAGCACGATGTAGGGGTTCCACGTGGAACCCCTAAGCGTTGGAGATTGATGCACGATATTAAGGCGCTCGCCATTAAGAGTTTGGTAGAGACCGCTAATGGTAGACCGATGTTGGTGCCTACTCAGTTCCGGTTCGAGAAGGAAATACTGGAGAAGGCGATGAAACGAAAGCTTCCGTACATCGACGGTAGAACTTCGGCTCTTGATACTAAACGATATATCAGAGATTGGAACGCAGGTAAACTACCAATATTACTGGTTCATCCGCGATCGGTGGCTTTCTCTTTGAACCTACAATTTGGTGGTAACACTATTGTGTGGGCGGCGCTACCGTGGGAGATGGACTTATACAAGCAGTTAATACGGCGTCTTAGGAGGAGAGGCCAAGAGAGTGATCACGTTGTAGTCAACCGATTGATATTTAAGAACACCGTCGATGAGTTAGTGGCGTCGGCGTTAGCACGTAAGGACTTTAATCAGGAAAAATTATTCGTGGGCATTAAAGCTCGACGAGGAGGTAAGTATGGATGCAGATAAAGAGAAAAAGAAGCTCGAAGATGAGTGGGTTGCTCAGGCTATAGATATGATGATCGGCCCTCACCTGGCTATTTTGTTTGCACGTGACGAAAAGGCGGGCGACGCTTTGATGAAGATTATCTTTTCCGCGGTCAAAGACCTATACGAAAAGAACGAGTATATGACCACCAATGATTGGGTCGTGGCCTCGTGTAACCGGATATGGGAAATGTATAATACCTTCATGACCGCACAGCTGATACACCGTTTTGATAACGGGGTTCCTGAGAAGCTGGTCATTAAGGTGGTCAAGGGTAACGGCTCGTTGAATTAATAAATAAAGGGGTTCCACGTGGAACCCCTTTAATTTTACTTAATTGACGCTTCTTGATACTTCCGCCCATTTAGAGCCCGTGTTAACTAACGTGAGCGTAGTATCCGCCGCCGCAACCAAAGCCCCCGCAAGTGCTATATTCACACTGTCACTAACGGACGCCGCATCAGTAAAGTATAGCACCAGTCGGTGCCCTCTCCACGTATCTGATATGTCTGATATTGTGTTCGTCCCAGTTATTTGGCAATAACCAGTGTCGGGCTGCACATCCAGCGCCGTGTCTGATGCAAGCGTTTCCCATTTATCGGCTACGTATGCAATAGAACTGTTACTGCTGACTATACGATCTGCAACATCATCAGAGTACAGGTTGTCACCTACTTTCATTCGGGAGTTGGTGCCAGCAAAACTCACATCCCAACACACGCCTCCGGCGGCATCCGTTTGTCCGAAACGATTTCCGTCTAAATCTAACAACGCTGCTTCCCTAAGGGAGCCTATTGAGATAGCTGTCATGTTAGTTGTGTTAAAGTCGTTGTCCTTTATTGTGACTAACCCGTCTATTCTATCAACATCTATAGCCGTCGATAACGGACCAGAGAAGGTGCAGTCTTTTACGGAGAGCCCAGAACAATTTTCGGTTGTTGAGTTAGCATCTATTTTTATAAGTGTCTGTGACGTTGCTTGCTCAGAAGCCCCATTTTTTATTCGTACATTTATAAGCGGTAATAGATCAGTTCTGGCATAGAACACTTTCCCATTTGTGAAGTTAGCACTGAACCCATCTATTAGTATATCCGCACCGCCACTTGTAAAATCATAGCACACAATATCATATAGTGATGAGTTGCTGAATATCCAATTTCTTAGCCAGGAATCCTGTCCCACAAAAGCATCGGTTAAATTATATTCTGGATAATAAAACCCCTTTAAACAGTTCCTTGAGTACAGGTTGTTAACTCTAAACGAATCAAGAAACGCCGCTTCAATACAGTGTTTTATCCCCCTAAACCGTACATCATTAATAGTGATAGCTCTCGAATTATTCCATTTTAGTGCTGTACCTGTGGACGTTCCGCCCTCGCCGTGATCGAAAAAGCCACCGAACCAGTAGCCACTTCTGACAATCTCCGCGCTATCATCAGGGGACGCGTCACTATTCATGTCGAACATAGTTATATCAGACATTGGATAGAAGCCTGCGCCATGTGCCCGTACTGTTATATTGTCCTTGTTTGAGCTGATGGTTGAATCAATATAGCAAATTAACCCGTAACCTGGAAACACAACCTCAACAGGAAGTTCATTGTCTAATGTATTGACGTAATCAAAACATGCCTGTATTGTTGTAGAGTCTCCGGATGTATTACCGAGCGGCCCAAAATCGTTTACTTTTATAGAGGTTATATTTAACTTTTTAAAACGCCCGGTAGCTATAGATGATACTTTTATACAGCTCCAGCTTTCCGATTCTGTAGACGTAGCATCCCAGTAGAACGTACCCCCTCCTTTATCATCGGTAGTTGTGTTGCCTAATACTTGAACCACCTGTGCGAGTTTAGGTAGGTAAGTTATCGCTCTTAGATCCGCAATAGTGGCTACTGCAGTTGTGGAGTAGTTTTTAAGCTGTAGCGGGTTAACAAAGGCGTCTGACGAGTCAGACCCCGCGCTTACCTCACTATCTGTAGCCTGCCTAACGAGTCCGGCGCCATACAGCTCGGAGGTAACTATCTTCTCTTCCACTGTGTCCCATAGCCAGAACTCTCCGGCCGCATAATTTGGGAGGGTGTAATCCGTGGAAGGGTCCGCGTCCACAGGGGCCAGGCCCGTTCTATTAAACTGCTCCTGTAACTGTTGGGCTATAAACGTTAGCTTATCAAAGCCCTGTTCCGTTGCTTCCGAAGGAAACGCCCCGAAAGTAGGGTACGAGGTTCCCTGAGTTAGAGGTACCTCCCGTATAAGCGTTAGCGTTTCTACGGAGGCTAAAGGCGCGGTGTCGAAAGTAACGGCTCCGCCGCTTTCGTCTCCTATCCCGCTGACGGTGTACCCACTCGTTACTACTACACCATCTTCGTAAACCACCAAATAATCGGCGTCGTCTACCCTAAACTCGTAGGAGAATTCGGTTATTATACCGTCCGGCGCGTAATCATTTCTGTTATCACTGCTTTCTACCGTCATGATGACTCCTTTAGTTAATTGAGGGGTTCCACGTGGAACCCCTTGTATTAAATGTTACTTACCGAATATCTTACCGAAGACACTCATCACCACCTGGACTACCGAGTTGGATTCCCATTCGTCCTTTAACCCGATGATCTCACTCGCCAATGCATAAACTGCTCCGCCGATTGCTAAAATTTCTGCTACGCCCATTACGTAATCTCCTTATTCTTTATACGAGAAGTGATTCCCATCACCGTCCGGTACGTTAGTAAACCTCCCTCCCCAAGTGCCGCCTATCGACTCCCAGAAAATACCCAGAGGTTCATACTCTTTCGTTGTTGTTAGCAGTTTCCCCGTCTTAGCCTCGAATAAGTTGAAGTCAACCGCTAAACGCTTACCGTGGAAGCTGTTCTTCTTATGACCCGATGTTGCGTAGGCATCACCATAGGTCATATAATACCCATTCGCGTAAGCAAACTGTATTAACTGACCAGTCATGTAAGTAAACTGGCCTTGTACTCTACTAAACTGCATCTTAAATCCACCCTTTATTATTTGGGGGTTGACCAAAAGCCTTGTCCCCGTTCTTCCCGTAACCACTTTTCGGTTCGTTGTAACTTGGTGTAATGATCTGGGTCTGTCAGCCGTCGGGCCTGATCGAGCATTAGCCTCTCCGCCGCAACCCGCGTAGGCCACAACCTCAATGGGAACGCCGCCTCCTCCGCCGCTCTCTCCATTGCGGGGAATAGTTCTCCCATCCAGTCCCCCTCCTCTTTCATTGCCTCCTCGGCGGTCCCCCACATAACCTTTAAAACTCTGCTCGCGTCACCGACTGTAGGTCCGACCATCTTTCCTGCGACCCCACCAAATAATCGAGGGTCGTCAAATAGCATGTCCGAGGCTATACCACCGAACCCGCCCTGTATAGCACCTTCCGTCGCAAGCTTCATCGAGAACTCTCTCGGCTCCCGACCTTTAGCTATATCTTTAAGTTGCAATATCAGCGTCCCCATTACTGTCGTACTGGTAAGAAGACTTGCCGCATACGCGAACTTAGTGGGGGTGGGTAAGCCTTTGTCTAACATCATCCCCATATTAGACACAAGAACGGACACACCGAAAGTCTTAAACTGAGTCCCCGTTCGTATTATTTCATTTGCCAACGTATTGGTCTGCGTTCCCATCCCTGCTATGGCTCGTGCTTTAGCGTTGGGCTCTGGAACCGCGAAATTGGTTTCCTCTTTTATCATTCCGATAATCCTGGCCTTCAGAGTATCGTCTAAAAGGTCGGATGTCGGGTCTAAAAAATCGACGTTATTTATGGTGGTCTTAGCGCGTTTAAGCTGATGCCACTCCGCTTTGGTTATACCATATCTTTCGAAAGCGCTCTTCATCCCAGGAGCTAAGTCGTCAAAGCTACGTCCACCCTGCTCCGCTAAGTTGGATAAGAGCTCCATACCGAAAACTGACCGAGCCGAGTTAGTCCAATGGTTAAGGCCGTTAGCTCTCATAGCAAAATCAGCCACCCTATCGAGGGCGGAAAAGCCTACGGAGTCCGTATACCTATTCGCAGATACCGCCAAATGATTAGCGTAGTCCGCCAATAATCCAAGCTTAGCCGCGGTTTTGTAATCACCCATTGTCGCCAAGTTTTTCATATGTCGGGAGAACACTTTCACAGGATTCATCCCGAGGTACAGCGCCCGTGTCGAGGTAAAGGCTACATCGGACATAGCCGATACCCCGGCTAAAGGTAGCTTTGTAATCGTCTGTACTGACCGGAGCCCCCTAAATGTATTAGTGATGGCGTCTTCTGCTCTCGGTGTACGTGACCTTATATGGTCGAGGGAGGACTTAGCTAACTCCCCCGCTCTAACATTGCCCGTCACGTTCTTCACTTCATCTGCCAGATCGTCGAGCATCTTGGTAGGGTTAGTACCAAGTATCTCCATTAGACCGATCTCTGTTGCCATGCTGTCAATGTATTCTTTCATCGAGTCTACTGGGTTAGTGTGCATACCGTACTTCTGGTTGTACTTTAACCAAGCGTCTCCGTCCTTCGGTTGTAGGATTCGAAATTCTTGGTGAGAATTACCGAGCTTACGCGCTCCAGTTACGTCTCCCCACTCCCCGCCTTCCGTAGTGATGTTATCGTATATCTTCCCCAATAGTTCTTTATCGCTTATCGGTTTACTGTTAGCCTTCCTCCGAAGATTGAACATCGACATAGCGTCAGCCACCCACTCCTCTTTGCCTACTTTAAGCATCGAAGGAGAATAGTGGTTCACGGGGATATTAAACCCCTTTAGCTCCGTTATGTGCCCCCCGGCCTTATTAAAGCGGTCTAAGATGCTCTTCGTTGTCTGATGCCACGCGTCGATTAACGCCTGGCCACCTTTAGGTATGGACGCATCCGCGTCTCCGAAGATACCCTTAACTATATTGCGCACGTACTCTGGGTTCCCCGCTCGTCTAAGTCCTAATAGCTCCGGTCTACTACCATCAATAAGGTCGATGTTCTTGGCTATGAACGTACCACGTACCCCTTCGATATATTTATCAAGGGATACTACGCCGGACTTCTGTCGAATCCCACTGCCTGAAATGACGTCGAGTAACGCCTGAGCGGGTTCGATTCCTTTGGCCTTCTGCGCCTTAAGGTATTCTATGAGCCCGGCTTTCTTGTTCGCGTCGATGATGGCGTCACGCCGTAGCATCCTCATGTCAGAGTGAGAATCGTTCATCGTTATATCCCAGAGCTTCTGGTCGCCCTGATCTACTGCGTCTTTAAGACGAGAGTAAACTACGTCACTTACTATGGGTTGTAGCTTTACTAAGCAATCATTCGTCATGGCCATTAGAAACATTCCTCCATTATTTTTATCGTAGCGTCGACTTTAGCTACGGCGTTATCCGCTTCTACCACCATATAGTGTCGCGTCTCTGGCTCAAATTGAGGGGTTCCATGTGGAACACCTTCCGTCTCCCGCTTCATAGTCAACGATACCGTGTCGTTTCCCCAGTCTTTCAGTGCGCTCTGCATACGGTCGGACTCGGCATTAAGACTCTTGACCGCCCCCTTCATATTATATTTCTTAGCCATCTTTCGTATTTCACGGGCGGGTAAAGTTCCGTCGGGAGCGAGCCTATCGTATGCAACGGCAGAGTCGATGATCATTTTTATAAAATGCTTCTGGTCTTCCGCGGGCATAAGTTGGATGGCCTTTATAGGCTCATTAAAGAACTTGCCAGGGTTAGAGGGGCCCCCGACGTCGTCTATAAACTTACCCATGTTCCGAGCTACTACATTTTCGTCTACCTTAAAACTGGAGGGGACTTCGACCGTGTCCGAATTTCCTGCCAGTGTATTCTTAGGTTTGGCCTCAGGGGTTCCATGTGTAACCCCTTTATCTGATGTCGACTTCACTTCATCAACTAAGTCCTTAGCCGCGATGTCTGCGTCGCGTACTTTAGATAACGTCTCCTCTGCTTCCGTCAAAGCTTCCTGCGCTCTACGAGCCGCTCGAACCGCCTTCTGTCCTGCTACGGAATTGTCTGCGCCCTCGGCTACATTAGCCATCTTTACCGCATGAGCCTTAGCCTTGTTATATTTGGTGGTAGCCTTCTTTACTTTCTTTCCTGTGGCCTTAGCTTCACTCTCGAACTTCTTTACTTCCTTATCCGCAGTCTTCTGTAGTACATTAGCCTCGTCGCCTACATCTATAGGCTTAGGCTGACGCTGAGTGTACGTAGCCTCTTCAGCGCTGTCGATGTCCGCTACCTTCACAGTAGGTTCGGACTTAGGGTCGTGTGCAGTACGAGGGCGCTCGCGTAGCCGTGATACGTCGATAGCTTCGTCAGCCTTAAGAACCGCCTCAAGGTTATCCTCAGGGTCGGCGTGTTTCAAGGTGTTGATGATAGGCTCAAGCTCCGGATACTGCTTAACCATCTTCTCAAACACTTCACGTCCGTGCTTTACCTTCAGTGCCTTAGCAGTTACGTAGTTACTGATGCCTTTACCTATACCGGCTATAGCCCCTGCGCCTAATCCTGCAAAGGCTATCTCAGCAAGCATACCCGGTCCACGATAATTAGCTCCTATCTCTTCTCTGAAAGACAGCTTAGGCACCTGGGCTACCGCCTCGATACCTGCTTCCATAGCCGCGACTCGTAAGAACGCCTGCCCTGCTGTAGCGGCGGAGCCGTAGCCAGTCAAGAACGACGTGGCATATAGTGGGTCGACCGCCATAGCATGGGCGTACCCTGCCATCTGCCCTACCTTACCCATTCCCGTGGCGCGGGCGAAGATATCATCGGAATATTCTCGGAAGCCTGCGTGCTCTTCCTCTCTACGCCTCTGGTATTCTTCATCAGTTATGAAGCCCTCAAGACCTAATACATCTCTGGAATACGCCGCTAACTCGTCAATGCTATCTGCGGCGTAGTAGCTCGAAACCTGCTGAGGTATATCCCCCGATTCCATAGCCGATAGGACTCTCTGCTTCCTTTGCGATTCCACGGTAGTAGATATCATCGATGATATAACGGGAAGGTCTTCCGCGAAGGCCAAACCAAGCGCGGCTTCCCAGTTCTCAGCGAAGCCGGTCCCCTGCATATCCTGTGCTACCGCAGTAGGTCGCTCGTCGTATTCTTGTTCAGGGTATAGTCTCATATCCCTACGCCCTCCTCATTATGCCGGAGGTCAGCCTTACTACCATATTTATCCATTGCCGCTTTCACTTTCGCCTGCTTCTTTCTTCGCCTCCACGCGTCCATGTTATCTGCGTCTTTATCGTACTTGAATAAGAAGATAGTCTTACCGTCAGCTCGTCTAAGTATTTTGTCGTTGGCGGTGACCAGTTGAGTCACTCCTTTGCCTATACCTTCCTGACGTATCGTTCCTTCTATGAGTCCCTGCCGTAAGTCTGCCGGTTCCGTCCCGTAGATTTTCATATCCGGTCTGCTCCAGTAATCGGGAGACAGGTTATAGAGCCAGCTCTTATACTGTCGTCCGCTCATCCCCGGCTCCGGTGCTTGTATCTTATAGCTGTTAAATTCTATCGACCCGCCAGTCAGTTGCTGAAACGCTTCTTCTTTGTTACCCGTAACTGCGTATACGCTTTTAAGTCCGTCTACCATAAGGGAGCGTGTTTCAGGGCTCCCTACAAACATTCCTCCAAACGCCTTAACTGCGTAGGACTCAAGCTCGGAATTTACTTCTTCCATTTGTAGCTTGACCAACTCGTCGTCTTTTCTTAGCTTAGCCCCTTTAAGGAGACTGGTGGCTACCGGCTCGTAGTCGGGTCCCCATGATGCTATCTGTCCCGCTAAAGCCGCCGTGTCGCCTATACCATACTTCTTTAACTGCTCATAGAAAGACTCCGCGTTTCTTCCGAGAGCGGAGTTTATATTCTGTAAGAAGGCCAACTGGTTAGGGGCGTTCTCTAATCGAGTACCAAACTCTTCAAGCTCCCCTACTTCAAGAAAGCCGGTGAACGTCCCGTAGGTATTCTGTAACCCAAGCACCGGCTTTACACGAGCCTGCAAAGACGCTATGAAGTTTTCGTTAGACGAGTAGTCGAGGGGCTTGTACTTTACGAAGCCTATGTCTTTACCGTACTTAAGAGTGTCCTTAGCTCGCGCGGTGTACCCCTTAGCTATTCCTTCCCTAAGTTTATCCGCGTAAAATTGCTTATCGAGATCACCCTTCGCGCCCATATCAAGTTTGTCCAACTGCGCAGTTTGTACAGCCGGGGGAAGGGTGAGTATCTTTCTGACTTTATGCGCGTAGTCTATAGACCGTTGCGCGGTATGCACTAAGTTAGGATTACTAATCTTAAGCGCGGCCATGCTCGCTTTCATGTCTATACCGTTTACCTGATTACCCGCCCATAAATCGTCTATCTGCTCTTTCAGGGAGAAGGTCATCTCCTTCAATTGTGCAGTAGCGACTGAGCTAACCCCGGCTTTTGCTGAAGTGATACCCGCCCTCAACTGATTAGCAAACGACTTCTGAGTCTGAGCGTCAAGGTTGGAGTTAAATCTTTTATTCTCCGCTCCGGGGCCGAGTCTCTTTAGGGCGATAGCCATTGACTTCAAGTCCAGATTCTCTATAGCGTCGTTAAAATAGTCCGACTGCTGTTGAGTGTCTATCCGAAGGATAGCCTTCTCCTTAGCCTCACGAGGCATATCAGATAGGGCGATACCAAGACGGGCACCACCATAATCCCTCTCGCGTAACGAACCCTCCATAGCATTGATACCTGTACTCGTAGCATACGCTCTCTGCTGTTTAGCGGATTCGAGAGTGTCTTTAGTATAGTTTGTCTGTCTCCTTTCTTCGAACATAGCCGTGAAGCCCGCACGAGCGTCTTCGTCGCGTATGGACATAGATGCTTTCTGCATAGCGTCAGTATAGTTCTTATCCCTCCACTCCGCGTATACGGTGTGTGCGGGTACTGGCATTTCTGGATCGCTACCGGATGTCATTTCCAAGAAGTTCGCGTCTTCGATTTCCATCGCGTTGTACTCAGCTCTACCACCATATGATCGTTGGAACTGCTGATCAGCCGTATGTAGCGCCAAGGCCGCATCTCGAAACTCCCGCTTCTTCTCCGCGTCCGCGTACCGCTTCATCAAGTTAGCCGTCGCCCCGGCTACTTCACCGACCGCACCGGCCGCCGCGATACGTACGTTGGCTTCCTTCAACGGTAAGTTGACGTCGGGTGACGCTGGCTTCTGTAGTGCTCTTCTCTGTCTCTTAGGTAATGCGAATGTCATTATATCTCCTCAAGGGGTTCCACGTGGAACCCCTTCATATTAGCTAAAAAATTCCAGGACTCCGCCAAGTCCCTGTCCTACGTAGCCCCACATCTGAGCCTCCGCCTGAGCTACCGCGGACTCACCTTCCTGAATAGCCAGGTTGTAGTTTGATATACCTACGTCTTTCAACCACTGTACATCCTCCTCTCCTGCTTCCTTGAGGGCATTGATGTATATCTCCGAGGACGCTCCGCTGACTCCGGATGCGGCGGCTCGTGCGCGAGCAGTAGATAGAGTCTGTATGTTCTCTTGCTCAAGAGTCTCTACCTGCTCTGCCGTATACAGCGCTTCGAGTTCAGCCGCAGTTTTCGCGGCGGCTTCTGCATCACCGGCCGCTTCATATGCCGTCTGTGCTTGATACAATGCGGCGGCCACCGTGATACCCGTAGCCAAGTCGCCTAACTCGGCACCGGCTATAAGGTTCACGCCCGTCTCAGTTAGGCCGGTTAACACGCCCTCCCCTAAAGTCACCTCCGACCCGGTAGCTACTAAGCCCGTACCCGCTTCAACCGACCCTGCCTCAAACCCTGCTTCAGCCGCGCTCGCGCCAGAAACAACGCCAGACGCCACCCCCGCGGCAACAATGGCGGATATGACATCTCGCGACTCTGGCTCTGCATCCGCCCACGCCTCAACACTCTCCATGTCAAAGAAGTTTCCAGGGTCCGCTATCTGCCCGGCCGGGTTCCAGAAGGTAGAGCCTGGGTTAGTTAAGTCCTCCTTAGAAACTTCCCCGTTAATTAGTTTAGCGGCTTGGACTCCGGGAAAGATCGACCCCACCCAATCAATTTCTCTATCCGTCCACGGCTTTTCGAAGAAGTCGTTCTCACTCCCAAACCCGGCAAACGCGTTAACGTTAACCCCTGTGATAGCTTCGATGATCGCACTACCAGGGTCCATGAAGTCGTCGTCTGTTATGTCTCCGAGGTCTTTCTCTCCGGTGAATATATCTACATAAGTAGATACGGATTCTACTACGGAATCAGTTACCTTGTCTCTAAAATCTGACCAACTGCTCATTATGAATCCTCCTCAGGGTCATCAATTAATAAGTCCTCGATAGAGGCCGCGGCTTCTGCCGCTTTATCCGTCTTTCCTGCTATCTCATATTCGCGATAAGCTTTATATAGCGAGGACGCAAGGTCGGAGTTCTTAACAGCCGCGCCTTCCGCAAGCATCGCCGCAGTACCTTCAACCATCAACGCCTGCTCTACCGCTGATAGATCTCCATCCACCTTCTCGGCTTCTCCGGCCGACCCTACTACTTCCCCTGAAGTTTCGCCGGGGACGGGGTCGGTAAAGAATCCAGTAACGTCGCTAACGACATCAAGCCACCCTTCCATTATACTTCCTCCTGTGTTAGACGGCTAAACCACCCACCGATTTCAGTAGGTAGAGGCAAGTCCTGCTCTATTAAAACCTTGGCCTCCATATCATAGCCAAGGTTAGTTATCTTCAAGTTCTCTGTTTTTGACGCTTCCGCCGTGTCCATAAGCGTGGATACGAACTGGTCGGGGGCGCGGTATCCGTTGATCTTCGGACGCCATGAGTCTATGAGCTTAGCCCATATAGAAGTCATTCTCTTCATCATCGTTCTGGTAGTACCACTACCGTACTGCTCGTCCGCTACGGGCAAGGTAAGTATTGTCGACGTTAGCTGTAGCCCGATTATAATCTCCTGGCTCTCTACCTCTACGGTAAAGTTACCGCTTGAGTCAAGCGTGACGTCAGGATGAACCGCGCCGTCTACGAGAACCTGACAGGTTCTGTCTGCAAGATGCTCCGCCGTGCCCCCTGATATTTTGGTAGGAGTACCCGACGAGTCGACCTCTGCATTGAATATTACGTGGGAGTCCATCTTCGTGTTTCGAGACTGCCTCATTCTCTCTATGCAAAATAGCGGGGCGTCGACTCCCCTATCTACAACCATCCATATTTCGTCCGACCCATCAAAAGGTAGAGATATTGCGTCGACTATTCGTCCGTTGGTGGAGCGGGTTGAAAAGCCTATAGCTTCAGTGTATATGTCGTAAGTGGCCTGAATTAGCCTACCGTCGCGAGTCACCCCGATTATCCTGCTGTTTGGATTCGCGGCATAAGACATTCTCTTTATCCTCCCCCCACCCTTAGTTATGTGATCACTTGGGTACGTAAGGTCTCGGGACTTCCATACGTCGGTGTCATAGTCGTATTCTGTTGCTCGTATCTTACGGTTGTCAGTTGTTATGAACGAAAGCTTATCCCCGAGTTCTAATGCCGGAGCTGTAGTAGCCCCGTAAGAACTCTGCAGAGCCGTTGCGGTATCGCCGGGTATTAGAACCCCTCCGCTTGCGTATATAGAGTGCTCCGCTTTATCCGTACCCATAACTAACCCACGACCCTGAGCGCCTTTAATCCACTCAATCAAGCCTCCGCCGTCGATATCGGCTGATATAGCTTCATCGTCTAATCCTGTGCCGAGGTTAAAATCGTAGGTGTCGGTTGTCGTCGATGCCCAAAAAGTATTAGGGGCTGACACGCAACCTCCGAGCCACAGTCTACCACCATAAAATTCAATAGCGTTTGGCCTATCATCCGCGCCCCATACTGACGGTTGGTTAGTGAGGATCTGTATCCCCGCCTCGCACCCGAATAATCTCTCTGAATATTTTATATATATCAGCTCTGTATTTCTGCAGGCTATTAGTATCTGGCTTGCAAACGCATCGTCCGCCCCTATCAACGGGTCAGCGACATATTGCATAGTATCGAAAGATGCCGCGTCCCACGGAGTCACAAATTCCGCATTCCCTAATCCCGAGTCTACGTCGAACATCTGAACAGATGTCACTGTTAGCGAGGATTCCCCTATAGCCTGTACCGTAAGACTAAGAGTAGACTCGTCGACAATGTCTAAGTCGAACTCTATCGTTCCTACATGGGAGAAGAACTCCGTATGAAGATTAATCGCACCGGAGGAGTTGCCTATGGCTATCTGACCTACGCCTTCTATCTCAGATATCCTGACCTTTACCCTGTACGTACCAGTAGTAGAGCCTTTGATTGAGTAGTCTTGGTATATCCTCGCGTACCCAGTCCCCTCCCTAACTATAGTAACGGCGCCGTATACTGAGGATACGTATCCAGACCCCTGCTTATGATCGTGACTGGGAAAC